ATTACAGAGTTTATTTAGCGGAATACAAAGATAATTTGCCTGCAACGATCAATAACAAGACAAGCAAGCTAAGAGTGTTTCAAGAAATGGCACTTGTTCATGGAAGAGTGAGAAGCTTGCCTCAGTTCCCAAAGAATTTAAAGCTAAAGAATCGTAAGGAAGTTATTTGGGAGCAAAGAGAAATTGATTTATGCGTTGAATATTTAAGAAGGATCAACAGAAAAGATGTCGCAAGACAGTTAATTTTTTTATGTGAAATGGGATGTCGGCCTGTTGAGATGAGAAGGCAAGTGAAATCTGACTATGACTTGAAGAAAGGTTTAGTTACTTTTTTTAAAGAAAACAACGATAACAAGACCGGAAATAGAACTCTGCCTCTACCTCCTAAAGCAATAAAAGTTGCAGTAGAGCAGATTTTGAACATGAAAGGAGAATTAGTTTGGCCTTTATCTGACAGAGAGCTGCATCATGCGGTGCGACGAGCCCTAGATGAATGTGGTATTTCCAAAACTTTTATCATCAAGGCTACAAGACATACATGTGCAACAAATCTAGGTCTAAAGGGTTGCAATAACATAGAAATCGCCGCTTGGTTAGGCCACAGCAATCCTCAAATGTGCAATAGATATGTTCACATGGATGGATCTGAACATGCGAATGCTTACAATGCACTCGTGGGGGTCTAGCAATCTGGTGAATGCACTGAACTCATAATTCAGCTAAGGCGAGTTCGATCCTCGCGACCCCCATTGCAACTTTTGTTTAAGCGAGTTCGCGGCATTCGTACCCTTTAAATTCTTATCTAAAGCAACCTAAAATGAACGACCTGAAATCAGCCAAACCTCCTGCTATCACTGGCTTCGCCTCGAACTCATAATTCGCAGAAGCATCATCTTAGACCCCGTGGAGCAAGTCGTACACTCCCTTTCAGGGCAATAAAAGCTGGCATTACGAGAGCGTTGCGAATAACGTGGTCGTAAAGACCAGTTTTTTCGAGTTGCAAGATATACAGGCGCTTGAACAAGAGCAATTAGCACGACAATTTCGTGCAGAAAAAAGAGCTGAAGAAACACATAAAAGTAATGAAAGAAAACTTAAACAGATAGGAAAAGAGAGCGCATTAATTTATGGCAGAAAATTATATGGATTATTAGTTGATGATTTAAGCAGTCGATTAAATAAAACTTTTACTGAGTTTGTAGAGAATCCAGACAAAGCAAGATTTCACGGAGCTGCAATTCCTTTCTTTGATCCTTTTAAGTCTCCAGAGCATGTTGCAACCATCGCCCTTGTCGCGACCCTTGATCAATTAAGCAGAAGGCAAAGGATCGCCACTTTCTGCCAAGGGCTAGGAGCTGCGGTTGAGAAAGAGATCCGATTAATGAGGCTGGCTAATAAAAGTCCGGTGGAGCTGCGGCACTTAATGAAGCAAGGCTTGAGCCGGAACAAGATCAGCACAATGGAAATAATGCGGAAGATGGGTTGTCCTGTTCTTCCTTTTAATGATTTAAGTAGGCTTCATATTGGTCAGTTCCTTTTAGATCACCTGATTCATACAGGTTTGATCAAAGTAATTATGAGGAAGATTGGTCGAACCACTCCCAAGTTTGTAGTTCCTACTGATCACGCTGAGAAAGTTATTAAGAGCTGCCCACCTTCTACTTATAAAGTTGCTTATTCAGCATTGGTTTCTATTCCTCACCCTTGGCCTGGGTTATACGGAGGAGGCAGACCAGGTAATGAGGAATGTTTCGTTAGAGTCCCAATTCACGACGCTGAAGAAAAAGACACCACAGCAATAGAGCATTACAGGCAAGCAGACTTAACAAAAACATTTGTAGCGACAAACCACCTCCAATCTGTTGGACTTCACGTTAAAGGGGATGTAATCGAATGCCAAAGGAATACATGGGATAACGGAACAGAAGCCTTGTGGCCTTGTGCAAAGGTTCCCTTGGATGTTCCTGAACGGTTAGGGCAAGATCCAGACAAAGAAGACTTAAGGATCAGGAATCGTCTTGCTTCGATGGCCCATAGAGACAGAGAGCAAAACAGACCCAGAAGGATCAAGGTTGAACGAGCGTTACAAGAGGCCGAAGCATTAGCAGATAGAACTGTCTATCAGGCTTACCACGCTGACCATAGATCAAGGCTTTATACCTCTAACAAATATGTATCCCACCAAGGCCCAGACTACGAAAAGGCCATGCTGGACTTTGCTGAAAAGCTGCCAGTAAATGACGAAGCTTTTGATTGGTTATTGAAAGGAGCTGCCGGACATTATGGACATGGAAGGAAGTCATGGGATGAGCGTCTGAATTGGGGAAGAAAGAATATTGATTTGATGAAAGCAGCGGCAGAAGATCCACTTGGAAGGCTTGAATTGTGGCGAAATGCTAACGATCCTTGGCAGTTTTTACAGGCTTGCAAGGGGGTTAAAGAGGTACTCGAAACAGGCAAAACAGGATGCCCAGTTCGCTTCGATCAGACCACTTCAGGCTGCGGGATACTTGCGGCCCTGTTGAGATCAGAAAAGGTTGGGAAGGAGTGCAACCTATTTGGCAATGAGCGCAGGGATCTTTACACCCTTGTTGCCGAGAAAGTAACAGAGAGATTGGTCAAGGATCTTCAATTTGGAGAGCCAAGAGAAAAAGCTTTAGCAGAAATATGGCTTCAGAAAGGAATCACTAGGTCTTTATGTAAGCAACCAATTCTTGCAGCTCCTTATGGAGGTTCATATATGTCTTTATGTGATTCCTTAGTTGAACGATTGGATGAACACCTTGGATATGTACCACTTGAAAATTTCACTTACGAGGTCGCTATCCCTGCGAAATATTTGGCGAGTCATTTATGGGATGAAACAAAGCAGAGAATTAAACCTTGCCTTGAGTTTAAAAAATGGCTCCACAAAGTAACAAGAAAGGTAATGAATAATGGTCACGCCCTGGAATGGACAACTCAAAGCGGATGGCCCATGAGAATTGCAGATAGAGAACCACAGATTAAAAGGATTCAGACAATATTATTCGGGAAACATTCAACGATGAGTATTAAAGATCAGCCAAAAGATGCACCTTTATGTGCGACACAAGCCAATAAAGGAATAGCCGCGAACTTTACACATAGTTGGGATTCCGCCTTTTGCGTAAACTTCGTTTACAAGGCCGTGGAACAAAATATACAGCTATTAACAAATCACGATTGCTTTGCTGTTCATGCGGCTAACGCTGGGAAAGCACATAAGACACTTCACGATACTTTTAACGAACTTTATGCCCCTAATTGGTTGCTAGGTTTTGTGGATGAAATACAGATGAAGACTGGTATTTCGCTACCTGATATGCCTAAACAAGGCAGTCTCGATCCAAGACTTATCGGGACAAATCCTTACTTGTTTTCTTGATATAAACATATACTTCATGCGACTACTACAAGGGCTCAGAGTACGGTATCTTCAATAAGCACACTATTGATGGGGGCATCAAATTGGAACTCTACAAAACACCACTAGGTGAAGCCCGATGGTTCAAATGTTTAGGTGAAGCCAGAAAGGCATACGACGACGGCAAGCCTGATGAATGGACAATGGAATTACTACACGATGAAACCGATAGAGGTGTAAAAGAGTGGTACGACTCTATGGAGGATAAGTTCTACGAATTACACGGAAAAGATGCCAAAAAGCATACTTATTGGTTTAACTGCAATCCAGATAAAGAGGATGCTACAAAGCTTGTTACTAAGTTTAAAAAGGTTTGCTGGGTTAATGACAACGGTACAAAAACTGTTGGCCCTAATGTTATTGATTCAACCTGTGAAAAGTGGCCTATTAATAAAGAAATAGGCAATGGATCTAAGGTCATCGTTGGTTACACCATAAAAAAGTGGGGCAACAAATCAGGATGTGGAATGACATTTGATCCTGTGAAAATAATGGTGATGGATTATGTGGAGTATTCAGGCGGTTCTGTTCCTTCTGATGATGAGTTCTTTGGCAACGTCCAAGGCGGCTACTCATTAAAGGAAGACGCTGCAAAATCCTTTTAATGCTGAAGTTTAAGCAGATTGATTTACCTATACGTCCAATATCTAAGCCAAGACCAAGATCATTTATGGGCCAAAAGCGTCCATACAATCCTCCTCAATACAAGAGTTGGTTAAAAGAAGCCAAGGTTCATTTGAAAGAACAATGGAAACTTGAACCACTCACAAAAGTACACCGATTAGACATGTTTTTTCGTGGTGCAGAGATGGGAGATCTTGATAACAAATCTGGCTCAGTTATGGACGCAGCTAAAAACATTCTGTGGACAGATGACAGCGTAAAAGTTATCCCAAATCTCAATCTTGCATTTACAAAAGTGAAAATCAAAGACTCTCACATCATCATTCAAATTACTTGGGAGGTTGATGATGATTAAATGTCCCAACTGTGGGCATGAAGAATCAAAAGTCGATAGTCAGCCTAAAAGTTCCAATGGAGAAATTAGGCGTTATCGGGTTTGTAAAAAGTGCCACAAAACCTTTACTACTCTTGAATACTTAGCGGTTAACGCTGGCAAAACAAGAGGTTTAGTTCCTGATATTCCAGTTAAGGGGGGTGATGGGTGAATCCCGTTTTCTTCGTCACGATCCTTGCGACACCTGTAATAGCTCTGACGGCTTGGCGGTCTACACGGATCACTCGTTCTGTTTCGTCTGTCAAAAGTACATCAAAGGCGAAGGCCAAGAAGTTGAAAAAACTTCCAGACCGAAACCTGTTCGGCCAATGATCGACGTTGATCTAACCGTCCCTTGGGATGCGGATCACTACAGAGGGATACCAAAAAAAGTCCTTGATCAATACGGCGTTTACAAATATGCCGATGGAGTGGCCTTTCAATACAGGGATAAAAAAGGCGTAAACATTGCACAAAAAATCAGAGATGGAAAAACTAGCTGGAGAGGAGACGCAAAGAAAGTCGCAGGGTTTGGTTCACATCTCGCAAATCCTAGCCACCACGATGCAATCGCAATTTGCGAAGGAGAAATGGATGCGCCAAGTATCTACCACTCCACCAGAGGGACAGTCGTAGGAATTTCAGTTCCAAATGGAGCTCAAAATGCAGGGAATTTCGTCAAGAAACACATTGATTTCTTTAGTGCTTTTAAAACTATCTATATCGCCACAGATATGGATGAGCCTGGAGAAAATGCAGCCAATGATCTCGTAAGTCTTTTTGAAGCTGGAAGAGTTAGGCGTGTTGTCTTTCCTAAGAAAGATGCAAACGACACACTGCAAGAACTAGGAAGTCATGCAGTTAATGAAGCTATTAAAGCAGCCAAGGAGCTGCGACCTGATGGAATTAAATCTGCTTCTACCTATGCAGGCTTAGTTAATAAACCACCAGAGAGAAAGGCTACTAATTGTGCTTTTGCCTTTTGGAATGACAAAACACCTTGGTATGACAATCAGCTCATCGTATTAATTGCGGGGTCAGGTATTGGTAAGACAACGTTTGCAAGGGCGTTGGCATTACATGACATCGAGCAACGCATAAAAGTGGGATGGATTGGCCTTGAAGAAACTGCCGAGGAAGCGGTCTTTCGTTTCGTTGGTCAAGCAGCAGGGATTCAAATCCATGCCAGAGAAAACTATGCAGGGCTAACTGATGAGCAAGTTCAAAACATTGCCCAGGCTGACAAGTTTGTCACTGGCTCTGGATACCTTGAGTTATTTGATCACTTTGGATCACTTGATGAAAAGGTCATCCTCCAGCGGATGAATTACATGGTCAGAAGTCTTGGTTGCCAACACATTTACTTAGATCATTTAACGATCTTAGGAAGTGGGTTAGCTCAAGATACAAGGCAGTTAGACGCTCTCGTTACAAAGATTAGAAGCTTTATTGCGGCTACTAAATGCACAGTATTCGCTATTAGTCATCTCAATCGCTCTTCTTCTGGAGAGAACTTTGAGAACGGAGCTGCCCCAGAGCTGCACAACATAAGGAACTCACATTCAATCGTCCAACTCGCAGACACAATCTGGGCTTTGAACAGATCGAGGGGATCAAATCTTACTCACTCAAAATGTTTGAAAAACCGCATGTTGGGCAGAACGGGCTATGCAGGCTCCTTCGAGTTCGACGAAAAAACTCAACAACTAGCGCACAAATGGCACGACCAGGACATGCAGTTCTGACTTGGAATCAGCTCAACAGAGCCCAAGCAGTATTCATCTTTTTCCGAGCATCACATTGGAAACAAGCAATGGTTACTGAAATGTACCCAACCTCATGCACCGTTATCTACCAAGAAAATGACAGAGATCACTCAACAAGAATCGTTGACCTCGAAAACATTAGAAGCGTCAGGGAAGTTGACCCAGAATCAAGCG